TAAGATACGCGAGAAACGCCTGTGTATATTTCATCAAAAGAAGTGTCGTTCAGATTAACTGTTCGCATATCTTCTTTTGTTGTTCTAAATGGCTTAGACATATCTAAGCTTGCCATAAGGCTTGAGCCTTCTAGCCCTGCAATAACTGTACCCGAGTCCGCATCAATTGTGTAGCCCTGTGTGTCAACCCAACCTGAGTAAGCAATGATCAAGTCTTCAGCACCTGTCAGAGGCTGTCCTGGCGGAATCGACACGCCACCGCTCATCACTGGAGATGCTGTTGAGTTGAACAGACCTAAGTAAGTCGTCACGCGAGCGCCTGTAAGCCCTGCTTCAAAGTACGCTCTGAATTGAAACGTAGGGTCAATATAAGTGATCTTGTAAACTTCTCGGTCTACTGCAGAAGACTGCCTAGGCGATTCGTACTCAATGAGTCCTGAAGAGGCCCCAAACGTGCCGATGCCGGGGATGGTGATCGGAAAATTTTTATCGGCCTCTCTGAACGTTGAACCATCGCTAAACTTAAGTTCAAGCAAGTAGAAAGGCGTAACATTCGGAGTATTTCCGATAGCAAGGATATTAGGGCTAAACTTACGCATCGAGTGCCTCCACGAATTTAACGCTTCCGGGATTACTCAAAACACCATCAACATATGTGATGCCTAGTCTTACAGACTCATCATAGCGCGCGTGCAATGTGACATTTCCATTAAGGATTAGTGCAGCACCCTCGGCAGCAGCTTTTGCAAGACCAGGTACAATCATTGTGCCAGCGCCTCCAGGCTTGCCTGCCATATACACTTTCTTATCACCAGTAATCTGAAAGAACTCACCAGCTTTTAGCGGTGTTGTCAATGCCAGACTCGTAGCGCCTTGAGCAGCGCCTGCAGAGAGTGAAGATACTGCTGTACGAGCCATGCCATGGACTTGTGGCATTCTTACGAAAAACACAGTGCTGTGATTATTAAACACACTGTGCTCTAAAAATTCTGAACTATTGTTCGAGGGGTTTATACCTGCCTCTATTTCCCAGCGTTGTACTAGCTGGACACTTGCTCGCCTGCGCAAGCTCATCATATCTTGCACATACGACGGCTGATTGCTAATAACAGACAGCGGTGCTGTGAAGACACACTGCAACTCTGAATCGAGTCCGGTGTTTACATTTTCTTTTAAGATACCAAACAACATTTTAATTCCTTTGTTAATTGAAGGCCGCTAACTAACCTAACGTAGCTAATGCGCGGCACTGTTCAATGTTTATCTGCCACCTAACTCCCGATTATGAAGCCCAACGCCGGTAGCGATATTGGGAATCATCCGTTGAATCTCTGTCCGTGTTTGACGAGAGACGTCGCCGGTAATATTCAGATTAAATACTGAAGTTCCATTTCCTGCAGCTTTCTTTTCGCCTGCAGCAGTCAACGCAGCGCCACCGCTGTCGTATCCGATAACACCACCTGTTGCGTACTTTGAAAGTTCGCCAGAATTGATGCTATGTAGTAGTGCACGATGTCTTGCGCTTTCTTTAGCATTGATGATAAACTCGCCATTTGATAGCAACGCTAGGATACTATCAGAAGTGCCAGTACCTGGACCTGAGATCATACCGCCTGTTGCCTTGCGCGCAAGAATTGCTGCGCCTGAGCTTACATCACCGCCCATGCCTGAGAAGCTTGCACCGCCGCCACCAAACAGACTCATGCCGAGGTTGAATACACTCATCAATGTGCCGAGTGTCCCATCGCCGCCGCTTGAGTTACCTGCAGTAGCAGGATCAGAGAACTGCTTAGCAATATCCTTGAAAATACTAGAGCCTAGCTTGAACACAGATGCGCCTACGTCCTCAAAGAACGCAGTTGTGTATCCTTCCACAGTTTTCATCATACCTTTAGCAAAGCTATCGGTGATTTGCCCTGCAAAGCCTAACACAATAGTCTCAAGATTCAAGCCGCCTTCTGAGCCACTCTTACCGCGCAGTGTATTCTGCAACCCTGACAACAAAGCAGAGTTAGTGTCGTTTGCCAGCGATTTACCAGCATCGCGCGCATAATTCTTGATATCTACAAGGTTATCTTCCAAGAAATCTTTAATCTCTTGTGCAGCCTTGTCATACTCGATACCTGTCTCTGTAGTACGCCCGTCCTTGAACACCTTGTTGCTTGCCAGCTCGCGCAGACGCGATTGCTTATCAACTGACATATTGCCAATTGCTGATGCATCTTGTGTGATACCAGCTTTGGCCAGCATTGCTGCGATACCGTCAGGACCATCGACAGACTTAGTACCTTTGTCGATACCTGCATTTGTAGCCTTTTCAATCATACGCTCAGTATCTGTACGAATCTGCGAAGCACTGACACCGGTAGCTGGGTTAAAGCCACCATTAGATGTAGCGCCTGTAGTCGCTTCTTCGTAGTTATCCTGACCGCGTGGTCGGCCTGCTTTTGCAGTAACAGTTGTAGGCGCCTTATCACCAAGAAAAGCTTTTGTCAAACCTACTACAGCTGCTGTCAAGTCTGTGAAATGCTTAGGTGCCGCCACCTTATCAAGCATCTCGCCCAATGTAGTACCTGGGAAGCTCTTGCTGATTTCAGCTTGGATGTCTTTCAGTCCTTGGTTGAGCTTGTCGTTGGTCACATCGCCTGTAAACGCATCTCTCGCAATCTCCAGCATCTTCTGACTTGCATCAGGCAGCGCCAGTATCTTGCGATACATGTCTGTCAGTACAGATTGCTCTGTCAGCTGTGCGCGTGATTCCGGTGAGAACTTCTCAAAGGTTGATTTCTCAAACTTCAAATCAAAGCCATTGGACTTGATCTTCTCATACTGCGAACTGGCGCTCATCTGTAATGCGTCACCAACGGCACGACCCCAACCTTCAAAGATGCTAATGAACTTTGCAGAACGTAAGCCATCCTCTAGTGTCTTCAACGCGCCTTGAGCGGCAACACCTTCTAGACGACCGTCACGAACTGCAGCCATTGTCTGCTTATAGTAGATCGAGAATTGGTTGAGCTTATCTTGCAAGCCTTTATCCAAATCAGCAAACATGCTTTCAGACATAGACATCTTCAGCTGGCCGTTGATTCGATCAAGCTTATCACCAAAGCTACTCAATGAGATGTCCGCGAGATACTCTTTCATACGCTTCAAAGACTTTTCAGTCTCTAGGTATTGAGCAACCTTAAACACATCACGTTCTTCTTTAGCAAGCCGCTTGGTTTCGTCTGTAGCCAACTGCAGCTGCATTACAGTACCTTGCAGAGCTGGACTCATGCTAGCTGTGGTCAGGCCCATATTCTCAAAGACACCAGCAACTTTGTCAACGGTATCATATGCGTACTTGGCGGCTATCTCAGCAACGTCTTTCAGTGCCGCCATCTTCTTCTTGATGAGCGAATCTACCTGAGACTTGCTTGCAGCTGGGCCAAGCTTGCTAATAGCTTCTTCAACCTTCTCCAATGCTTTTGCAGCGCCTGTGACTTGCTTGTAATCATTGCCACCAAAAGTCAGCAAGTTCTCAAACTGCACACCAACGCTTGACATCAGCTCGGAGAGTGACTTAGCCTTAGGACCATCCGCAAACTTCTTATTTGCAGCACTGACGCCTTTACCCAGATTAACTGTAGCTGCATCGCGCAATGGCGAGTTAGCAGGCAGGTTGTCAATGTTTTCTTTCTGGCTTTGCAGCTTTGCGAGCTCCTTGGACACTCGTTCAACACCAACCGAAGAGCCAAGGCTGTTCATGATCTGCTCGCCCAGTGTCACACCCAACAGTGAGGCTTGTGTCAGCACCTTTTCGCGAGGCGTCATCATTCCGATTAAGGAATCATCAACCACCTTTTGTTGTGCAACAACTTCCTTCGTGAACTTATCACGAATTTCTTCTTCTGTCAGATTGTTAGCTTTGTCAAGCTTTGCAGACTTTACGCGATCTTCAAAAGTAGATTGCAGCTCGATCAGCTTGTCTTGCTCTTCTTTCAGGCGCTTTGAATTATCATCTGTAAGCCGTGGCTTAATCTTGTTGATCAACTCTTCTGTACCTGTCTTTTTAGACAATTCAAGCAATGCTGCGCGCTCACCTTTCATGCTCAGCAGAGCAGCAATTTCTTCTTTAGCAGCGCCTGATATTTGCTCAGCACTGCGACGGCGCATCAATGCCACCTTCTCCTCTACGCTGCCAGCCTTTGCAATTTCATCAGAGTACATCTTGATGACATTCATCTTTTCACCAAATGCCTGGCGTTCAGCAGATGTCATCCCGAGCAAGGACTCTTCACTGATCTTATAATCAGCAGACTTAGCCTTGTCGTTGAGTGTCTTCATCTCTGTGTCGAACGATATCTTCTTGCTGTCTTTCTCGTTAGCTTCAATAAGCATTAAGAGTTTCTTGGTATTCTCATCCAAGTATGCAGACAAAATGACATTTTCAGTACGGCGCTCGCTAAAGTAGCGGTCAGGCGCAGACGCCTTAACTTGCTGCTTCTGAATTTCAAGAGTCAGGGCACTAATTTGCTCAAGACGCTCTTTATTACCATTCTTTTCAGCACCAGAGATTGCAGCAGCTGCAGCAGACACAAACCCCATCAACTGTGGGCTATAGCCTGTCAAGTCCTTGCCTGCAAATTGCTTAGCAAAGCCCGTAGCTTGTTGTGCGTCTTCAATAGCTCGTAACTTCTCAGATGCCCTGAATGCTTCAGCGCTGCCTCCAGATTTACCGACACTGTCACCATACTTAGCCAGATTGAACTTAGCTTCTAGTACAGCTTCCTGCGCCTTAAACCATTGCACAGGTGTCGAAAGGATTGATGTGTTAGACCGACGCTCTTCAGCCATCGACTTCTCACGCTCTAGTCTCTCGAAATTATTACCAATGCTTTGGGCTTGCAGCGATGTCTTGTAACCTGTGAAGCCTTGTGTCAGCTCAGACACCATTGCGACTGCACGGTCTGTAAAGCTTGCGTAGAAGCCATCCAAAGGTGCTTCAAACAAACTCTTATCACGTGGTACAGCTTCCAGCAACCTCGACATTGCATCTTTAGGATCTACAGATGAAGAAGCAACAGACATCTTATCGAGCTGCAACTCAAAACGCTTTGCGGCGTCCGAGACTTCATTCATTGTACCCGCAGCAACCTTACCGGTATCCTGGAACTCACTAGCAGCTTTCTCTAGCGCTTTGTTGTACTTGTCAGCAAAGTTCTCTTCATTCTTCAGTGCGCTCTTAGATTGACGCGAGAAGTCAACCTTCGAAAAGTCCAATGCTTTCGGATTGAACATACCAAGCCGTTCAGCTTCACCAGCAGCCTTGTCAGAGAACTGACCGCTTACCTTCTTAGTACCCTCTGGTACCAAATCCTTAGGCGAGAAGCCAAAGAAACGCTTGATTTGTGTTGGCAAGTTTTGCAGCTTCTCAACAAAGCCATTACCTACACCGAATGCTCCAATCAATGCTGCAGCACCGCCAATCAGCGCGCCAGCAATCAATACTGGCCAACCTACGAGTGCTGCCAGCGCAGTAACCAGACCAGCAAGCAGACCACCGATTGTCTTACCTGCAGCTGCCCACACGAGTGCCAAGTAGCTACCCTGTGCGGTGAACGCTGCAAATACAGCAGCTAGAGCTTTAAAGCCTAAGAAGATTTCTAAGGCGTGACTTGAAACAACATCCAGTGCGTCACTCATCACACTCTTGATAGATTCCCAAACTTCACCAACCCAAGATGTCTTCATAGACACCTGAGTAGGCGCTGGTTCACCGTTTGGCCCGACTTCAGCAGCGTTTGCTTTACTACCGTACAATGCGGCAGCACCAACAATTGCGCCACCAATAATCCACTTACCTGCGCCAGTAGCTGCGAATGCAGCCATACGAACTTGCAATACACCCATTGCAGCTGCAACCTTACCAAGCTGCGCGGCTACAACAGAACCAAATGAACTAGCCATCATCGCTGTCGTGAAGGTGTTCCAGTAACGGGCCATTGTCAGCAGAATCACTTGCCATTGCGACAAGATTGCTCCGCTACCAGGTAGTGTGAACAATGCTTTAATGCTTGCAAACATCGCGCCGTTCTTCAAGAACGACAATATCGACATAATAGTAGCACCAACACGCGTCCAGATACCTGACAAGAACGCAGCGCCAGTAGTGGCCACATCAACGGCACGCCATACACCCATGAAGATTGTCTTTGCAAACAATCCAGCAGGGTCAGAGCTGTTCATTCCTTTAAGGAACATCATCAGCAAACCACCACCAGCAATTACTTTAAGCGTCGTGCTGCCGTTCAAAAGGCCATCAAATGCACCATTGATCAGCAGGATACCGCCAATGATTGCAGTCAGAGACGAGCCAAATAAAGCCCTTACAACCAGTCCATTCTTGTCAACTGCGCTAAATACTGAGAACAACTTAGCAAAACTTAATGCGATTGCTGCGGGTGTTGTCTTGATCACACCCAAGAAGTTCAAGAAGCTAAGAATGGATTTACCAAACAGAATCGAGCCAATCAGACCTAGCAGATTACCGCCAGCTGGGAAGTTAATCAAACCTTCCAGGAAGCCACCGATAACCGGCAACTGACTCACGAAACCTTTAAACAGACCCACTACAACGTTGAATGCTGAGTTGAGAATCTGTGGAATGTTCGTAATGAAACGATACAACTCACGACCTAACACTTCACCCATTGTTGCTGCGATGACACCAAGCGGACTACCGCCAGTAATTTGATTCGCAACACGGTCAGAGACAATTGCAAGACCTGCAGTGATTGCCAGCAATGTTTTAGCTGATAGCGCCTGTGCAAATGCAGTACCTGGGAACAACGCAACGAGACCCATGAACAGCAAGCCTACACCTGCTGTTTCAAGAATGTCTTTGTAATTCTCTTTCAGATTACTGAAGACTTCTTTAAATGTCTCAACAATGCGCTTGCCAAGATCTACAAAATCAACCTTGGATACTTTGATTTGCAGCGCAGAGAAACCCGACACAACAGCACCACGACCGTTTTCCAGCATATCAGCAACTGGCCGGTTCTCGTAGATACTCTTGAACATGTTCTCGGTATTACGACCGAAGCGCTGCAGACCTGCTGCACTCTTATCCCACAAGGATTCAGATGTGCTGATGACGGTCTCTACCGTGTCTGTCCACCAAGAGTGTCCAATGACAGCATCCCAGATGTGGAAGAACTCATAAATAACCTTGTCGGCAAAGTCATGAACATTGCGAAGCGCACCTGTCAGATTACTCTGAGTGCTCTTGAACACATCCTCAAATGTGTTATTGTTCGAGAAAGCTTTGGCAAATACTACTGCCTTCTGCAGCAACTTATCCAGTACTACAACAACACCGCTAACAACACCAGCGAGCGCAATTGCGCCAACGTAAAGCACATACAACGCATTCCTGAAAATGTTTCCGATAGACGTTAGCGCTTGCCCAATGGGCGTCAGACTACCGCCGAAGGAAGTTGCCCACTTGTAGTTAACAATCAAGCCTTCTTTGATTTCACCAAGCGAGTCCAAGAAAGGTTCGAAATAGCCCTTCCTGAATGTCACTGGCTTGTCAAGAATACCAAAGTAGATTGCCACATCTTGTAAGCCGTACTTCAACTGCCGTGGGATTGCGCTCAAGCGGTTCAAGATGAAGTTGGTGTTACCATCAACGCCCTTGGCCAGCTTGTTCAACGCAATAGTGAACTCACCGATACTCTTTGAGTTGAATGCTTCACGCATTGCGGCTGGAATCTGGAAGTCAAACAAACCGAAGAATGTATTCGTATAGATGTTTGCTTCACGCAGCTGACTCAAAAAACCAGCTAACGGCGCCCTAAAGGTTTCACGCACAACTTGCGACAGTGACACCATGATGCCATAAAGGTCACGCACCAACATGCGGCTGGAACTAATGACCGGAACAGCGTCTGCGAAACTGCGGAAAAGCGCGAATGCAACATTACCTACAGCACTTGCGAGCTGGCGGATGTCTGAGAAGTGCAGCGCAATCGTTCCAACAAATCTGGATACAGTAGACTGAACCGTCTCAGCCTTTTCATAAATCTTATCAGCGAATGCTGAAATCAGTTGACCTACGCCACCGCCTGAAATGAGACCACGCATTGCCTCAGACGCAAAGAATGAGGAAGCAGTCTTCAGATTAGTCAGGTTTTGAGCCATCGTAAACGTGGTGCGGCTAAACTCTTCGTTCAATCGATCGGATTGAGAAAGCAAACTGTTGAACACAGCTTCCGAAGTAAGCACACCCGCCTGGCCCATGTTGCGCAGTTGCTGCACGCCTACACCAAGGCCCTGGGCAATGGCCTGAGCAAGACGCGGTGCCTGCTCAAGCACAGAATTCAATTCTTCTCCGCGCAATACGCCAGCGCCTAAGCCCTGACCTAATTGAATAACAGCAGCGTTAGCGGAATCTGCTGATGTTCCTGACAGTTGAATCGCTTGCGCTGTCAGACGCGTGACACGTAGTACATCCTCAGATGTAGCAGCCAGTGTCTCAGCTGCCTTGGAATAACGTTGATACAATTCAGCAGTAGCGCCAACAGCAGAGCGGGTCTCCATCGAGAGCTCTTTCACTGTGCGCATAGCTGCTGCAACACCGACTGCATCACTTGCAATCGTCTTCATCCGGTTTTCTAGGCTGGTAGCATTATCAGTGATGTTCTTCATCATCACCGCAATAGCACCAAGACTTACAGTTGCCGTAATATTACGAAAGGCTTTAGTCAGCGAGTTGGATACACCATCTGCTGAGCCTTTGATTTGGGCTAATGTTTTGTTAATCTCTGCCAGTCGTGCATCCGTTTGAGAGGTCTCTGCCGTGACCTTAAAACTTACACCTGTCATATTAACACCTCTTAAAAAATAGGCCACTCGGGAGGTTTAATCCTGCGAGTGGCCATGTACTACTTGTTTAGTACGATTGTGCCGTTAGGCTTTAGCGTTACATCTTGAAGAACTGCTCTTTCAATAAAGTAAGCCGGGGCTTGTTGTGAGTGGCCTCGGTTAAGATCGCCGACATACTCACAATCAGTAACTACACCGTCGCCTTGTACGCGCCAGCTAGCTCTTGCTCGACCAGTATCAACTGGCGTTGCTTTAGCGACTCTCTGTAGAGCCTCTACTCTCTTCTTTGCCTCAGCTGCTTTAATGATAGCATCAAATTCGGCTTTTAAAAACATTAAGCTGCACCTCCTAAAAGTTCAGACAGCGAGACGCCTCCTGTGGAAGCACCCATCATCTTGAACATAACAGAGCCTCGTAGATTCATAGCATCACGTGTGTTCTTCATCCTTGCGAACGAGTTAAACACTTCTTCTGGCGCACCTTTAAACCCTTGCACTTGCAATAGCTTAAGTGTGCGTGAATCTTCTTCAATCCCTGGCGGTTTCACATCAAAGTACTGATGCCACTTGAGAAACTCCTCGTATGGCATAGCATATATCTCGTATGCAAATTTGTGCAGCCGCAAAGCCAATTCAAATACTAGCAACTCCTCATCGAGTAATGCTACTTGGACTTTCCCGCGTCAATGCCTGAGAACGCCATGATTGCGTTAGACAGGCTCGACAGTTCGTCCATTGGGAAGTTCTCAAAGTCGCTATCAGCAATCTGGTCAGCGCCTTCAACCGAAGACTTGATGATAGTCTTCAAAATCTCAAAACCTTTAGACTCATCCGTTTCAGCAGCCTTGGCGGCTTCTTGGATGGTAACAATTTGTGCAACACTCAACTTGTGAATCTTGACTTCTTCGCCCATGAACTTCACGCTCTTGGACATACGCTTACCGATCAAACTTGCGAAACTCATGATGATTATTCCTTATTGCTATCGGTGTTATCCGAAAAGCTAGATTTATTTTCTGATTGAAAGCCGGTCAGTGTTTCGCGCAGAGCATGCAGCGAAGACAATGTAGAGAAGACTTCCTTGGATTTTTCTGGATCATTCTCGAACTCGGCAATACGCGCGAGTGTACGAGAAATGCTTGTATCAATAGCAAGCATACAATGTTTTGCAGTCAACTGCATCACATAGCTGCGGCTAAATGGCTTCTTACGTGGAGCGTTCATTTTATGTCTCTATAGAAAGGGCACCGGCCACGGGCAACCGGTTGTTTAAGAATAGGCTTGACACGCCACTCCCCAATTCCATCAGATTAGATGGTGTACGCGCCGAAGAAGTTCGACTGGATGGACATCGACAACTTGGCGGTATTAGCGTCAGTCAGCGAAGGTGTAACCAGCAGAGCTTCCATCTTACCAATCCAGTAGTACTGGCTGTTCTGGACGGTACCGATACCAGGGGCGGTAGATGCATACTTGGTAGCACCGGTCGCTGTAGGTTCAGCATTCATCAGGGTGAAACGGAACACGTACTGTGCGCCATCACCAACAGCAGCACCCAACAGAGTAGGCGCTGCGTCCTTGGCCCAATTAGAGGCCACAAAGTTCATGTCAACTTCCAGCTGAGGAGCATCTGCTTGACCTTGAATCGAGCTGGATGTCTTCTGACCGTAAGTAGGAACCTTGACGATGTTCGCAGGTGTACCCATAGCTGGGAACGTACGAACGTTACCAATACGAACAAACGTATTAGCAGCTTTAGTGCCGCCAACGGATTCAATTTCCGTAGCGAACAAAGCTTGGAATTCAGCAGCTGTATCCAGCGTACCGAATGTGGGAGGTGTGGTGGGCATTGCCACGGACAAGTCCGAGAACAAGCCTGCACCGATCGAATTAATGTGAGCCATGTTTATTTTCCAAAGTAATTAAAAGAAATCGAATAAGAGCCACGATACAGGCTAGCGTTAACAGGGTCGTTACCAATAGGGTTCAATGAAGAACTTCCAAACTGGGTTAACCCTGCAACACCTGTACTAATACTCTTACCTGCTAGATATGAATCTAGTTTGTCTGCTATAAGGTTCATGCGCTTGAGGCCCTCACCGGCAGGTACGAATATGTCAATGATTAGCTGTCCAGATGTCGATCGTGGGATATTCACCTGCGAGATACCTGTCGGCAAAATGCTAACACGTATGTACTCGTCACTACCTGATAGACCTTTGTAGTTGTCTGGGCCTGTTGCAATATTTTCAGCCAGCCAACCTGGCGTAGCAAACACAGAGTACACATCAGCAGCAAGTGCTGTATATTTACCCATTTTGTTCCTTCGCGCAGTTTATAGTCATCAAGAAGCCGTCGTTCTCGATTGGTGGAACTATCTTCCAAGTGCCAATTGCAGCTGGCAAACCTTCTGCCACAACAATGCTGTCATAGCTACTAGCGTCATTCACATCAGCTGCATCAAACAAAAAGGAGCTTTGAACGCTACGTCCAATCTTACCTTCACTGTTCTTCGCCTTCTGCACAAAGATTGCCTTTACAGGCTTCGTCGTACTTGCTGGCGTTTTTACCGCATTGGTTGTGAAATCAAATCCAGTATCAGTCTTGTGGATGAACGACGTTCTTACCGCCAGATCGCCCACCATCCTGAATGCCTTTTTAACACTGCCCTGTATTAACGATTTGTAACCCATTAATTAGCCCTCCACCACGTAGTCGAACCACCGCTTCGCAGCAATGGCGCAATCGTACTCTTCACTCCTTTCGGAATGAGATTCGTTGCAGTAATACGGGAAAGACTAATCGAACTGATATTCAAATCTGTAACAGAGCCTGTGTCATCTAACAGACCATCATTATTAAGCAAATGATAAGCCAACTCAAATGTCGCCTTGACAATCCTGTCCGGAGGCGTCACAGCGTCAAGCATGACTGTCGCCCCAAGCTTTGGATCATAATATGAACCATCGCGAGGGAACGCCAGCTTCTGCGACTCACTTATGGCAGCCCCAATCCAGACTTGATCATCCAGTACACCCGTAGCTGTAACTAGAGACTGAGCTTTTTGGGTTGCATCAGCATCGACCCATGCCGCCACGTCGAGACGATCAGCAAAGTATGCTTCAGCCTCGTCGACAGTAGCGTACGAGTTCACTCCTTTTGCAAGTGCCATAAGATTTCCTTAATTATGCGTGGAACACGGGCAAGATGCCCAGGCTCAGCGCGCTGGAGGCTTTACGCTTCCAGGTACCAGTTGTAGTAACACCCACAGTAGCTGCGGTGAACACTTCAGGCACGCCACCAGTAACAGAGTACTGGTAAGCAGCGTCGTCAGGGAACGCAGTTGTGGAACCAGCCCAGTCGTAACCACCGGGATGAGCCACATAGCCCCAACGGTACCAGATGTCGGTAGAACCACCGCCGTTATACGCACGCGCATCACGGAAGATTTCCACAGGAGCAGCGATCTCCAAGGGTTCCATAGCGATTGCACCAGGCAACACGATGAAAGAGGTCTTGGTAGAACCTGCATTGATGTCAACACCAGCGCCAGTGTTCAGCTTGGTGATCTGAGCAGCCGAGAACGACTGAGAAGCACGAGTCTGAATCAGACGGAACTTACCACCGAAGATGGTGTCAAAGGTGATGTTGGCTTCAGACACCTTGACGTCATCCACCAGATTGGCAGAGCGCAAAGAGGCCAGAGTCTCAGGAGACACAATCAGGTAAGCGTAGTCAGGCTCATAGTCCTTCCAAGCCATACCCATGGCGTTCAAGAAGCCTTCAGCACGAGCGGCACCTTGCACTGCAGCAGTAGCCGCAATAACAGGGGCAACACCTGCCAAGTCAACATAGAAACCATACTTACGATCGGTAGGATCGTTGGTGAAGGTTTGGCCACCCAGACCGGTAGAACCGGAACCAGTAGCAGTACCATTCAGGGCTTCAGACAGAGCCACACCCTTCAGAACTGCCAGGATGGCATTGTGTTCGTCTTGAGCGCGAGTTTCGCCGAAGTCACGGCTGATCTTTGCCAGACCATCTTGTTGAGACACAACTTGTGCCAAATTCACTTGAGAAGCACCATGTGTACGCACAGTCTTCACGTAGGTCGAGAAGTCAGATGTGTAGTTGGTGGTGGAACCAGCGGTTGCAGTTGTCAGGCTGGCAACGTTGATGGTTGGGTTAATTGGCTTGAACCAACGGACCTGACCAATGAAGGTTTCGGTGCTGGTGTTAATGTTGGGGTTTGGGCCAACGATACCAGTACCAGACAGCTTACGGGCATTCGTGTATGCCTCATCGCTGTAAGCGCCCAGAGCAGATTGCAGGGCGAAAGTGTTGTTACCGCCGCCAGCGGCTTGGGTATAGAGTGCGACTGTCATGTTTTATTTCCAATTTTTAAAAGATTAGCGCTTCTTCACGGGCAGTTTACCCTCAACTGCCAGTCGGAGGACTTCCTCTTGTGACATCTTGAAGAGCGAGGTTGGTGCCGCAGCTTGAGGTGCTGCGCCTGTTGCAGAGCTTGTTCCAGCTCCGCTACTGACTTTAGCTTTAAATAGAAACGATTGTTCTTCGTCCTTAGCGAAAGCATCTACGTATTCACGAATCGACACGCCTGAGCGATGAACCCATTGCTTGTTTTCATCTTGAACCAAATTAGATGTAATCTCTTGAAATGCCATCGTGGCAGCTTTTCCGCTACGGAATTGCAGTTCACGAATAGCTTCACGCACAGTCACATCCCTACTCAATTCGGTATTGCGTTTTGCGAGTGCAGCGTTAGCAGCCCGTTCTTCAGCGAGTTGGATTTCATAAGCTTCCTTATGCTTTCCTTCTTCGGCGAGACGTTTGAGATTTGCTTCACGTTCTTCGGCTTCGATCTTTGCCAGTTTAGCTTGGAGAGCATCACGAGCAGCATATGCATTGTTCAGAGAAGTCTTAATGCCAGCAAGCTCAGCATCCAAACGTTCTTTCACAAGCTTAGCTACGAGTTCGCTATCAGCTCCAGATTCACCAGCGGCTTTACGATCAGCTTCGGCCTTAGCTTCTGCAGCTTTGCGTTCTGTTTCTGCGGTCTCTTCAGCACGCTTTACAGCGTCTGCGACCTTTGCAGCTTCAGCAGCAATTGCTGTAGAGTCAGGGGCTTTAGAGGTATTGCCATCTTCGTTTACTTTGTCGACCATTTTTCAGTTCCTTTAGGCACAGCCTAAGTTAATAAATCGAGGCACAGCCTCATCCACACTAATTGCTTAGTATTCTTTTGCAGCATCTGAGTACAACTCGTTGATGCTTATGTTTGTTTAAACGCCAGCGCGTTTCAATCTCTTGTCGATCTTCTTAGCTGCTTTCACAGCTGGAGATCCTTTGAAATTAGGTGACAGAGCAGCGCCCACGCCTGCTCCAATAACACCATAAGCTCCACCTAGCTTCACAGAGGTCTTCAAACCCCGTTTGATAACTTCACGTCCAACCATGCCTGATACCGCCTTACCAGCACCAACATTGCGTGCAAACTTATGAGCGCGTACTCCATCAAACAATGAGCCAACTGCGCCTGCAGCAGCACTGCCGCCTGCTACAGCTGTTCCCATTACACCTGCTTGGACGACACGCTTTCGCATCTCGCTTGAGCGGCCTAGTGCAGCGTTAGCTTTCTTCTTACCTTCAGAGATGGCACGTTTCCATGCAGCATCCATCTTCCGGCCAGTGTTTCCAAATCCGTCCATGATGATCCTTATGCTTTGATTTTAGAAGCAGCAGCATTGCGAAGCTTGTCGACCTTAGCTTTAACCTTATTGGCACCAGCTTTGACCTTTGCTTTCGCAAAATCCACTTTAGTAGGAGCGCGCATCGCACCGCCGATTGTAGCACCGAGGACAGCAGGCACAATTGCACCAGCTGCGGTACGACGCATAACACGACCTGCTACTGTTTTAGCAGCAGCTACAGCACCTTTTGGAGTAGCTGTGCGACCAGCGGTTGCCCTGTCAATGACACGTTGGCCAGCTTGGCGTGCGTTGTTTGCAGCCATACCTAGACCAGCACCGCCGCCTAGTGCGCCCATAATGCCAGATTGGATTGCTTGTGCCTTGCCGCTACGACCGTTTACTGCCGAATCAACCTTCTTGATTCCTGCACTAGCTTTCTTCTTGCCTTCAGAGATGGCACGCTTCCATGCAGCATCCATCCTTCGGCCTGTATTTCCAAATCCATCCATAATGACCTTTCTTAACCGATACCGTACCAGTACCGATTGTGTTTGAACTTTTCAACAACAGGAGCCATGACGTCTTCATAAGTAAGGATATCCTCCTTAGTCATCATACGCCCACCAATCTTGGATCTGCCAAGTACAGGTATCAGGCCTGTCTCAATCGCTTCATTGAGATATTTATCGTAGAGCTCTTGAGGAAGCCCACGTGCTTTCATCTCGTTCAGCGTTAACACAATTGAGTTTTTACCAACAGCATTTCCGTAGATATCACGAAGACCTGAGCGTGCATCTAACATCTTAGCAGCATTCGTAAAGAACGCGTCATGGATAGTAGTTGTCTGAACACCCTTTCGAGCACCCCACAGATGAAACTGCTTAACAATCGTTGCATCATTACTGTGATTACCGTTAACTGCGTAAGCAGTCCTGGCTTTGTTCACATCAGCAATATCGTTAATCTTACCATCTTTATTCCTGAAGCCTTCCCACCAAGTGGATTCAGTCTTCTGTGGAATTTGCAGAATGTTAGTCACCCATTTACCATCAGCATCTTTATAGGCAAGCTTCTCTTCAAATGTCTGTGTGAAGTTTTGCTCCAGCACTTTACCATCGAAATTAACCCATGGCACATTTGTCCAGCTTTTGTCAAGCTTGTTCGGCTTACCTACTTCGAAACCTTTGATAATATCTTCAGAGAACAGTGAATAGCCACCAACCTTAAAGCCTGTGCGCCTACGTGTTTCAGCTGGTACACCCTCGATCAAACGAGACAATGCACTACCGGGTACATATCCAGGAATCCTTCGCAGCATCTGTTGACGCAGGCTCTCATCCTTAATACCTAGTATTTGTGCAAGACGTGGTGGCAAACGACGTCCATTCTTCTTTTCACCTCGGATTAACAGCTCAAGATAAGACACAGGGTCTACAAAATCACTGTTCTTCGGTTTAGCAGTCGTCAGGAAGTCTTCAGCCAATCGTCCAAAGAACTTGGTAAAGTCTTTTAGAATCGGAACTTGTAACTGCAGGTACTCACTCATAATCCCAGCGATTTGCTGGAAGTCATCAGGTGTAACTACATTCAAATAAGAACGACCCATCTTCTCTACCAAGTCTCGTGTCTTGCTATCGAGGAAATACAGCTGCTCCATGATCTCATCTCCAGGCGGTAGGCCTTTGTTGAAGATGTCACGAACGTCTGCACGCAAGTCTTTCAGGTCAGCATAAATCTCAGGATCAAGCTTTTCATACTTAGCCATTCGAGCGGATATTTCAGCAAGCACAGTGTCACGATCTGCGGCCTTAACCACAAGTGTACCTTCTGTCTTACCTAGCACTTTACCCAGCTTAGCTTCAACATTCAAGATACCAGTCTTTTCACCGGCACCATAGAATGTCACCATGTTCTGGGCTTTAGATGCTTTACGTAGATCTTTTTCAGTCAGACCTAAGCGCTCATTCAGCTTACGAAAACGCGGGTCGTTGTAAGTACTTGCAGCAATCTCATCGTAGAGACGCTGCTTTTGGTTTGTCGGAACAACATTACTGAGCTCAGCAAGCTGTTTATTCTTTGTTGTCAGTGCAATGATCTGCGCACCTGACGAGGACGCATCCTGTTCAAGAGCAAGGGCAATCCTGTAATTTTTCAGTGTATCCAACGCCTTGTCGTCATACACACCGTTCAGATGAGAGTTGATTCGAGATGCTTCCAAAGCAAAGCGCATAAGCTTACCCTGCTCTTCGCCATCAATTTCAGCCATCAATTTGTTTTCAAGAATCTTACGGATGTCTCCAGGCTTACCACGACGCATAGCATCGCCAAGCTCAATCAAATCTTTGCGCCAGTAAGTAGCAATCTGCTGACGTCCTTGAACAGCAAGTGAATTAAACTTGTGCTCTAATACATCAGAAGCTCCACCAAGGAACGCTCCAATTTGATCTTGGAAGTTGTAAAACCCAATCTCACTGAATGGCTCAGCCTTAGCTGTATTTAAGAATGGTCGGTATGTTTCACCCGACTGTGGCCCAATGAGGCCACGCTCATAAATACGTGCGCGATGGTCCAGGAAAGGGTGGTTGCTAAATGCTGCATCTTTATCTCGAAGCCATTTCATAGCTTTAAGACGTTCGTATGCATCGCCACGCTCCAGCATGTACTCACGATATTTGTTCAAGTCGTGATAGAACTGCGCCTTGCCTTTATCATCTTGGAAATTGATGATCTTTTCAATGATGTCATGAAACTCTGGGTCAATCTTATACTTCGCACTTGCTGTCCAATTAAGGGCAGTGACCATATCCTTGTCGATAACGTTCTCAGGAAAATCTGAAAAGCTACTTGTGGATGTGATCGGAATGCGAGTGTCATAGAAGCCCATCAAGCCATCATCAGCAAAATAAGTCTTGTAACCCTCTCGGATGAACAGTCTGTTCTTCTCATCTGTAACACTAATACGTAGCCCTAACTCAACCTTCCGAGTCAACCTGGCATACTTCTGGATGCGTGGATCTACAACACGAATGTTTACAGCAAACGTATCGTAGTAAGGGCCAAAGTAGCGCCCACCCATACGACTCTTCATGCGTCGCTTTTGAACACCAAATGTCTCCAGCTCGTAGAAACCTTTGTTATTCGCATCATCGAGCAATGCAGTACCCAGCTCGTACCATTTGCGCCTAGAGCCTCTGTAGTTGGCCTTGTTGTAAAGGTCACGTCCAAGAGCAACGGCAAACTGGTCACGGTCTGGAGAGTCGGCCAGACTAAGCTGTCTAGCAAACTTCAGGTAGAATGACTCTAGGTCAGAATTTGTTAGGTTCTTCTTTAATAAAACGGGAATTCTATAGTCTAAAACGTTCCTGAGTTCTCGTGCAATTCGCGGTGCTACTCGGTCTTCCCAAGTATTCTTTGCAATGATATTCGGGATGAACTCATCATGGAGCTCTTGCAGTTGCGTAGGGCCGAGCACTGGATCAATGTAGTTTGATTGTTTCAGCTTGAACAGAAGGTTAGCATCCTTTCGAAGCTGAGTCTCCATGTAATCTGATACGTTCATCACATCGAACTTCGTCTGACCTTGCAACACAGCCTTCATGTTTGTCCATGGCTCTGGATTCTTTCGGAATCGTCCAATAGTTATCCGCAAGTTTTCAGTCACTACTGCTCGCTCATTGACACCCATGGAGTGTTCAAGCTTGCCCACAAAATCCTTGATAAAATCCTTGTCAACCTGCTTCAAGTCGGCTGAGTCGTCCACAAGGCGCAGCGTGTTGGCCAGAGTATCCGGACTGGGCTGATAGAGCCGCGCGTCATTGTACACGCCTGTTATCGGATTAAACTTCATATGGTCTTCACGCGGAGGTGCAGACAATACGCGCTGTTTGGTAGCCTTCTTGTTGTGCAAGAGCGTACCACGATAGTTCGTCAGTGACAATGTACCATCAAGTTCACCAGCTTGCAGCAGGTAGTACTCTTTGAGTGCCTTTTGAATTTCGGGACTCTCATAGATTTCATCAGGACGTGCAGCACCTAATTTCAGCGTGTCCAGCTTCTCTTTTGCCAGTGCAAAGCGACGTGTGTCGCCTGGAGTACCATAACCACTGTCTGTCAGTTGACGTAGCTCACGAATACCGACAGAGTTACCGTCTGGGTTTGTAAATTTGTCAACTGTCATTTGTCCGTTTCGGAACATCTCAAGCTTCTTCGTATCACCTAAGTGACGCAGCACAACCTCGTTAGGCTGACGTGAGAGCCAAGTGTTGTAAGACTCTTTCAGCGGTGTCTGGCCATCGTACTTAGCGATTTGATCAGGCGTCAACCTAGCAATATTCCGTTTGCGAATCTGAGCAATACCCTCTAGCTTCGCCAGATCATCATACGCTTTAACAACTGGAATAGTCGTTGAGCGGCAGTGCCAATGGGCTGGAGGCAAGTGTGCAGTGTCACTGATAGGATATACAGTGCCATCCCTAGCAGAACAAAGAGGAGTGGTACGAGAATCGAGAACAGCAACGTACTGCCATCCTTTAATAAGCTTCTCATTTGCTTTATACACTTGGTGGTCGGCTTGTGCATAAATAGAAGTTGTTGCAGTCACGACCAAACCTTTGGCTTGATTACGTGTTATTCCGAATGCGCCCTTCATGACGGTATCAGCAATAGCACTTTCAGATTGGCCTAAGGCAACACCACGACGAATCATGGCTTCAATCCGAATCTTCTCAGCCTTACCTACATCATTCCAGCCTTGATCAAGCGTCAAGTTGCCAATCAAAGGATTCTTAAGCACGATATCCTCAGCCACACGGCGAGTCGGCTGTTGTACCTTCCAGATATCACCCACAGCATTGTGAAGATTACTTGCAGTATGCGACACTTGATCTTTAAACAGGTCAAGCAGGCTTCTGGCTGTGCTGCCATGCGACTGGGCTACCATAGCACCAATCTCTGAGTTCAATTTCTTTTGGAACTCTTTATAGCTAGCGCCTTGCAGCTTTGATTCTTTAATCAGTTTGTCAACACGAATAGCATGTCCATTGATTATCAGGTTGATCTTGCTAGAGGAACGCTCCTCATACAAGCGAACCATTGCAGCGCGATCTACGCTACCATCATATATCAATGTATTTACATTAGTAGTCATTAGTGTGCCTTTAAGTCTCCACGTTCGTAGAGTTCACGTTGATCCATTGAATTGTGTATGATTACTGTCGGCTGTTCCTCATCAGGAACCGGATGACACCAACAGCTTATCGAGGCTTCATGCTCTCGAAAATCCTCATTCGGCATTACATTCAAATCTGCAGTAAGTGTCCAAGTCATAGTATTCCGGAAAAAAAAAAAATAGTTGTCTATTCCAATGTACTCTCCGAAGAAAGTACATCAGAATAGGTTAACCTAGAAGACGACGGATTTTGCCCATCGGGGTCGATTTGCGAGCAATATAGCTCTTACCGGCAGTGATACCAGCACTAGCTACACCTACACCCACAGCAAGACCGCCAGCGTGCTTAACACCTTCAACAGCACCTGTCTTTGCAGCGCTCAGCAACACCTTACGCATGGATTGTTGGATGCGTGCAGCTTTACCTGCGTTAGCTCCAACCTTACCCATGTTAGCCGCTACTTTGAGACTGACAAGTGCAGATTTGTTGTCAGCAATAGCCTTGCCTGCACCGATAGCAGTACCGGCAGCAGCTGTCAACGCAGCATTAACTGCGCCTACCCGAAACGGGCTTTTGTTTTTGCGAGCGTTCTGATTACCTCGCATTGCTTGAGAAAGCTTTTCAAACATTTGAATACTCCTTAAATGCGACCAGCACGACGCGCCTTTGCTTGAACATCAGCAAGCTTAGACTTCATTGCGTGTCCGCCGTTCTTGGCCTTAGATTTGACACGGTTCATGTTGGCAGCTGCCTTTTCTACAGCTTCTTGGGACACTACTTTGCGCTTCAATTTAGAAGTGCCTTTTGTTGCGGATGCCGTGGCCTTATTCAGTGCATCTTTCGTAGCAGCTGCCTCAGCCTTTACCTTGCTCATTGCAGAGGGTCGCAGTCGAGCCGCAATACCTTTTGCGCCTGCAGCAATCATCTTACCTGCACCAAAGCGTGCGCCAACAGCGCCAGCGGCTACACCGGCAGCAGCTGCGATAGCACCATTACGTTTACCAGCAGCATTCTTATTACCTCTGAGTGCGCTGGAGAGTTTTGAATTAAACATTATTTACTCGTTGCCTTTCTTGCCCTATCGGCGGTTGTTCTAACAGTTTTAGCAAGAGACTTTGCCTTAGAAGCAGCGGATTCAATGCGACCTAGTGCAGACTTCTTGCGAGCATTACGCTTGCTAATCTGATCAGCAGCTAGCACAGCACCGCCAATAGCGGCATTCAATGGCACACCGGTGCGAACACCTGTACGCGCAGCGCCTACAAGTAACTTACCTGCTACACCACGACTTACTGGCACGCCTAGCGCTTTAGAACCTGCACGAATTGCACGTGAGCCTTTGAAAGCACCTATCGCGCTATCTACAGCAGCACCTGTTGCAAGACTGCCTGCAAGCACGCGAGCGCCTGAGGCCTTCTTAACAGGACCGAGTACTTTAATAGCCTTAGCCTTGATTGCTGCACCTGCACGTTTCAAATGCGGGCCAGCAGCATTCTTGTTGCCCTTTAACGCATTAGACAGGTTAAAGTTTGCCATATTAACCTGGCTTCGCAGATTTAACTGCCTTGACTGCTTTCTTTACAGAGCGTTTAATTGCGCCACTGAGCTTTTCAGCAGGACTCTTAGAAGCTTGCAAGGTGTTTGCAAGAGCTACGCCCTTACCTACAGCAGCTGTAGCGATACCTACACCCATCAAGCCAGCTTTCAGCATAGGTCGCTTGTTCAGCGCTGCATTTGTTGCGCTAAGACCTTTCATTGCAGCAGTTTTGGCAGCTGATTTGAAACCGCCTTTAGCAGCATTTTTGTTACCCTTCATTGCTGAAGATCGTTTAAAGTCTACCATGTTATTTCTTCTTTACTACAAAACGATTAAAGCCAACTTTAACACCCGCCTTGTCCATCACCTTAGCTGCTTTAAAGCCTGTCTTCACACGACCTGTGAAATTACCCATCTTGGCACCAGATACGACATTGCGTTTGATGGTAGACGCAGAGCCACCTTTAGCAGCGCCTTTTACAGCGCCCTTAGCAGCACCAAATGCGCCACCAACTGCTCCAGCACCTTTCAAGGCGCCGATAGTACCTAGGTTAGCAACACTTTTAGTACCGCCAGCATTGACAACCTTACGGATACCTGTGCCGACTTTACCACTAGCCTTGAGGCCTTGCGAGATTGCCATCTTCCAAGCCGCGTCCATCTTACGGCCTGAGCGTTTCAAAATATCCATATATTATTCCTCTACTGGAGGCTCTGCAGGTGCAGGTGCTGCGCCCATTTGTGCGGCAGCTAGTGCGCTCTGTTCGGCCTGTTGTTGCATCATGAACTCTTGGTTCTCTCTCGGTGTAAAGACTGTCTCATCTTCATCGATTTCTTGCTTACCTGCTTCGTCGTCGTAATCAGCAGACAACATGTCGTTCTGCTTCAGCATAATCAACCAGACAGAACGAGGGATAAGACCCTTCTCGTACCATTCAGTTGCAAGACGAAGCCAATCAGCTCCGAGTGCGCCACCCTTGAAATCACTACTGAGTTCAAATCCGATATCTGTCGATTTCAGTTCCAGATCATAGCGCCAATTAAGCATAAATGCAATAATGGAAGCCATCTGATTACCGATCTTCGTATTCAGCGTACCAAGCTGTGCAGTCTGACCTGCATTACGAATATCCAATGCCACACCTGACTGGGCTGTTTCAGGTGTCAACATACGAACGCCTAGCTTAGCCATCTCTTCAATAGCTGCTGCGATCGCTCTATCCATATCAGCAAGAGCTGCTGTTGGTGTGTCTAATATGGTTGCCGTCTCGTCTTTACGCAGGCGTATCCAAGAGCCGAGGCCTTGACCAACAAGCTTGTCAAAGTCCTCATCAGTCATGTCAGATGCAATGACAGGTGTGTATGTAGCAGCACCATAGAGCAAGTGATTACGGCGGCTCAGCTTGTTATACAAAGCGACTTCTTTATCAATGATTGCCATGAGCATAGGCTCTGCAACACCAATGTAACCGTTCAGAGGCCACACTGGAATGAACGTAGCGCGTTCACCATTGATCATGATGTTGGTGTTTGTTTCACGCAACACATACGCAGATTGCTTATCGTTGCCGCTAGCTGAACGAGTAGGTTGCAGAATAACCTTGCCGTTAACGACAGGGATTTCAGCAGCTACGTCAGTTTTCTGGAACTTACGCACTTGGTAGTAACCGCCTACAACTTCATGCACCCATACGGTGTCTACGAAGTCAGGATGGAACTCATTCTTACTAAAGTCTTCTTCATAGTTCCTGACAATGATCTGCGACAGGTATTGAGAGCCTGTAGTAGGGTCAATTGAGTATTTCCAGTTGATGATTGACTCAGCCGTCCAGATAACTGGATAAGGCTTAATCTCACGCAACTCATCAGGACTCATGTTCTCAGCTTGCTCAAGCTTAGGGAAGTCCACATAAACAAACGCGCGGCTTGTCCGTACTTCTTCCCAGAGAGCTTCATCCATGAACGAAACGAGAGGTGCACCGTTCTGACTAAACTTGCTCATGATCCAATCATAAGCGTCTTCAGGCACACCTTCAGGCAATGTCAATTGCGGTTGTTTTCTCAGGAGACCACCGACAAGGACACGAGCGTACTGCGCCACAATACCGGGCAGTTCTGCCTCAGCCTTGTAAAAGTTGTACTGTTGTGTCGTCATCGATGGTGAAAAGGGAATCAGCAAATTTGTGAAGTTTACTGTATCGAGGGAACCGTCAAAGGCTTTAGTAAAACGTTCACCGCCAATGACTGCCCTTGATCGCTCCCATAGTGGCCGCATGCTTTCATAAAGCCCATTCGGATCAGCTACGGACTTGCTTTGCTGAACTGCATTGGCGATTGACATTATTAGTTACCCTTCATCATCTCGTTGAAATCAGAAATAGGTCCTTCATATTTGTCGTTCGTCTGGTTATGTGTGGCAACAATAGTACCATCAACTTCACCTGGCAGAATGTGCCACTGAGAGACAATGTAGAAGCAGCGAGGACGCTCTGTGGGCTGCGCGATTGCCAAAGTGAGGGTACCCTCAGCCGGTGGCTCAACGGGTGCAACAGGGGGCATTTCTGGAGCAGCTGGTGGTGCTTCTGCAACAGGAGGAACAACCACAGGTGGCACGGGTGCAACAGGGGTGGTATTGGCCACAGGGGTTGGCAGGGTAAATTCTTTAGCTGTCATATAAACCTTAATATTTAGCGCACTCTAAAGCGACGCGTATCTTGAAATTGTTGTGGCATTCTTGCGAAGGCCTTGATGATAACGGGAGGAGAGACAGGCTGTATGGTGACAACATAGAACAAACCTGATAGGGCCAATGCTCTTGAAGTTGCACCAACGCCTTTCAATGCGATTGTTCTGCTGTTAATCATAAACGTGTAACTGTTGTTACATTTCCTGCTGTTACAACCGATTGAGCAATACCGCCAGATGTCCTTCGGTTAGTATCACCATTTACTACCAATGGTGACTCTGCCTTAAGACCTTCTAGTTGATACAACTCCATCAGCATTTGGGACTGCTCAGTAGTCAGACCACCGCCTGTGGCTACTGTACGAATCTCTACAGGCGACACCTGTACGTCAATGTCTACTTCTGCTGTCAGCGTACCGCGCGCAAAGCATGATACACCGGAACGTCCATCGTCAGAGAACGTTTCACGGATAACCAGCAGTGATTGCGCAACATTGTAGGGTACTATGTAGCACCCGTATAATAGCTGCACATAAGCTTGTGTAAATGTGGTGGGCGTCTTTTGAACGTTACCGCCTGCCACAATCATTGGCTTATACTTGCGATGAGCCTCGGTTGTCCTTCGTAGTGCTCTCACATCACGATAGACATCCAAGGTATCCAGAGGCACGCCTACAGTAGTTGCTGACAGATAAATCCGTTTAGCGTCATAATCAACGCTTGCTACTGTAGTCATGGTACTTATGCATTCGTATCAGTCACAGGGGCACAAGTCACAGATACAACAGGCACTCGCGAGATTGTGAAGTTAGTAAGCGCTTGTGCAGCACCGCCATCACCTTCTACAATGATCACACAGTTCTTGTTGACACCTGCTGATAATCCTGCATCAGTGTCTGTGTCATAGCTGTAAGCAAACACAATCTTACCGCCCACTTGATTAGCCTGAACGTTACCCTTTACAGGATTACCAGACGAATCTCGTACAGCAACAGCACCTGTCGTGTCATAATCAGCAGCGCCAGCGCCATCCAGATAGAACGCATGATACCACGCATTCGCATCTGCAAGAGCAGCAGCACCGACTGTGATCTGAACTTCAGGATAGTACGGGTACGTCTTAGTGGCACCCGCGTTGTCTGTCATCACAACGTTCTGCTTTTCCGAGGGCGACAAGCCTGCAATAAACAGACCTGCACCACCAACAGAACTCGTAACGATACGGCCAGATGCATCACGCGTGTACCAAACGCGACCCTTAGTACCTATGTAGGAACCAGCTCCAGCGTCTACATCTCCGGTTTGGAGCGATACAGCATCGAGGTACGCTGCGCATTGCTGTGCAGTACCACCTGCACTATTTGTAAGAACCCAAGTGAAATTACCACTAGACTCGTTAAAACCGGTTTCATTCTGAGGACTTCCTAATTTAGTCAGAGACATTCCTGTCCATGGCGATATACGAGCACCACCATAGACATCTGCGAGTGCATATGAGTTAGAGGCATTGATGGCTTCACCAACACCATAACCTGCTGAGAATCCTGAGAACTCAGTGATACCCGTTAAGACTGAAGTAGTCTCTCCAGGTAGATAGCCCCAGGATCGAACGCGCACCACCAGAGTACGAGTACGATAATCAAAGCTACCTGCGCCAGAATCACCAAAAGCTGTAGAGCCATATACCTGCAGCATCTCATTGATATCGCCAACACGAGCAAAGTTGCTCCATGTAGCTGCTTGTAATGTTGCTTCATCTGTCGCTGTTACCAGAGCCCAATATGGAGTGGTTGTCGCTTGAATGTCAACCAGAGACAGTACGCCATGATAAATACGGTCAACATCTGTAGCACCATCCTGAGTATTTGCATATTCAATTACTCCAGAGCCTCTTATTTTAGAGCGATCAGAACCATCAAGTTTAACTCCATTAACAAAACTGAAAGCACCAGCAAAACGATAGTCACCGTCAGTTCCACGTTTGTATTTTCGCAGGGTTTCATTGACACGTCTCCGAGAGTTCTCAAAGTTGTACAATGCACGCATCGTAATACCATCGAAATTTGTCAATGGATTAGCTACGTTACCTGCGCCGAAGTCAATAAGCGCTAGCTCATCGACACCAATCAGTTGGATCTCATTGTTTGCCACATCGAAGTACACATTACCGTTAGGTGACGCGCCTCGTGCAGTTGTTGACTCCTTAAGAGTCGTGGAATAATTTGTGTGGTCAATTAGCATGATTTATTTAAGTGTTAGTCTCTGCTTGCAGAATTAAAGGCAGGGTTACGTCGTCTTCAGTTGTCACGTACGAGTAGCTGAATTCACGATAGCCTGTCTTCATAACTTGAATCCACACAGCATTGCTAGTGGTTGTCAGGAAGCTGAAAGTGCTGCCTGAAGACTCTATGCCAGCTATTTCGGAGCCTAGTGAGCCTGCTGGACTATTGTCCAAATCATATACGCGAATCTCCGCACCTGTCAAATCCACATTTGCTGTTAAGGTCACTGTGACTGTGTCCAGCGGCAGTTGAAATGCGCGTGATGTTGCGGTTTGCAATGTCTTGAACGCCAGGTTACCGATAGAGCTTGCATTAGCAACGAGTGTTGTAATTCGGAGCTTTAATCTAAAACCTTGACCTGTTGCATCAATATTCGATGTCTCATTCGGCAGATTAAAAACATCTAGATGCTGATTGGTAAAGGTTAAGTTGTGCGGCTTGTCGAATGTCAATGTTGTCGTGCCACCGCCAGACGCTACTCTAGCATCTCTATTAGAGTTGCCGAGACCTGCAGTTTGGATTCGATCGCCATCAACGATCCAATTATCACTAGCGTCAACTTGCGTAACAGTATAGCCGCCTGCTGAACCATCAGCAGATGCTACATTTGTACGACGGTATGCTGTCTTCCACACACCGCTGAAACCGGCACCTGTATCGATCTGGTACTCAAACCAAAAGTTCTGGAGGACGCCTGCGTTGATTGTTGGAACCGCCTTCATAAATCCAACGTGGCCTCTTATCCAGTACGGTGTTGTGAACACAATCTGGTCGCCTACATCAAACATGCGCAAATAACCACTGCCGTTAAAGCGTGGATTACCTGCAGTCACCTCGTAATGCGTGTTTTCTGGGGTACCCTCGTTTAACAGCACGGATATCCGCCCAGTCTCATTGTGGATTTCGGCCGTACCTGATGTTCCGCCAGCGTTGTGAACGGTTAACCTGAATCGATTAGCTGTTGTGCCAAGCGTATTAGGTGCCACGAGCGGGTAAACACCAAGGTTCAGAGCAACCTCATCGCTAGAAGCCGTAACTTCAACAAGGCTTGTAATACTTGTGGCCAAATTCGGGTAGCCCGCTGTCGTCTGCGCTGTAAGTGTCGTAGTGCTGCGTGTCCATGTGTACGATGTAGTGTCTGGTGTGCAACCGTACACACCATCAGACCATGTAGAGCCGTAGACAGATGCCGAAGGCGAGTTCGATGGCATTGGCCCAAGCTTATTGGAACCATTCGTTGCGTTATTAGCATAATTTGCACCCCATGTAGGGTCAAACGTCGGGTATGAATTCTCAATAAAGTGCTTTGTGTTTGAGTTGTCAGCCGCAGAATACTGACCGCGCAGAAACTTCACATAGGCACGTTGGACACGAATCGAATCAGCCGCAGCGTTACCGTTGTTAGGCACAACATTCGATGCATTACAATAGTAGTACGTCAGTGTCCCTGAAGCGTCTCCAGCATTAGTGCATGCGAACGTGAAGGTATCTGCCGTTGGCACTGACGCTACAGTCTTCACCCCAATAGCAATAGCTGATAGCGATGAGACCCAGTAAACATTAATATTTTCACCTACAATTAAGCCGTGTGCTGTCTGCGCCACTGTACAGACCGTGGTTGCTCTGGACCACGCTAGATCGTAATACGGCCCGTCGCCAGTTTCCAAAGGCGCGCTAGGTGTCCCAATGTTTCTAAAGCTGCAATCATGCGCTTGCGAAGAGCAGCTATAAATACTGTTAAACATCTGACCACGATAACCTACAAACTTCAAACCTGATATTATCCCTGAGCAGGCTGGTCCTGAAGGGTTAAACACAATATTCGGAAATGTCGTCTGGCGCGCGCCTGTCGTATCTGTGTACTTTGTGTCAAGTATCAAATGGTTTGTACAGTTAACTACAATCGACGATGCACCAATGTGATGAAACCTGATTGCAGTTAAGTCAAGGCAACCTGTGAAGTTGTTATTCTTCACATTAGAACCTGTGCGGAATGCCAGAATCCAACCTACGCAGTCAACGAGTGTGTAATTAGGACAGATATTCAAGAGCCATGTCCATGCGCCACCTACACCTGTAGTTCCTGCTTGGGCGCCAACAACGTTACGTAATAGAGCGCCACCAGTATTCAAACTGAAAGTTACTGGCTGTACTGGCACAACAGCCGCCTCTTGGCCTACGCAAACGTTTGTCCAGGAGATAAACGAGGGTACTTCCGTGACTAGCGTAGCTGACATAAAGCCGCTGTTACTTATATTACAAGAGTAGCCCTGCGTATTCGACAAATACCAGCACATGCTAGCCTTATCGATTTCCATCTGGCCGGCACCAGTCATGGTGAAGTCGTATCGAGTACCTAGTGTTGCATTTGGCAAGACGTTCTGTCCACGCGCAGCTGTAGTGCAGCACTGAAACAACATGTTAGGAATCCGAATCTTGCGTCCTGCAGGTGGGCAGAAACCGCCTGTGCTGTTAGTACCATCACTACCAAGCCTTACGCAGCCAATAGGCGCTGTCAAGACATTGCTACCGTCAGTGTTCCAGAACAGTTTACCACGACGCGTATCTTCATCAGGAAACACAGCAGCTGCTGTACAGGGTAATGTGCCAGCACAGGGGTACTGCTCAAATGCCGCGACTGAGCCACCGCTTGTGTAGCTACCAGGGTTAGCTACAATGGTAATTTTGAACGTATTGTCAGTCAGGTCAGTGATGAATTGATCTTCAACGTTATAGCCTGAAGGCGTTACACCTGTTACTGTTGCAGGCTGGCCTACAAGCATGTCATGTGTAGCACTGGTTGTATAAGTCGCTACACCATTCGCCCACGTCACACCAGTGATTGTCCATGTAGCACCCTGCACTTCGATGCTAGGAAGGAACAACAGCTTACCATTGTTAGGCACTTGATAAGACGACGCGCGGTTACCTGTGGTAACACCAAGGTCATAGTATGCACCTAACACTTGAAACTTACCAAGACGGTTGCCAGTGAATGTGGCGGAGTCGTCACCTGCTATCTCTACAGTACCCACAATCGAGGTATTAGAGGCAGCAGTTGTGAATGTGTAACCTGCTTGAGTATAAGCAGTTGATGCGGGGAAGGCAACGCCGTTCCATGCCGCGATTTTGATCCAGCCAGTTGCGACACCAGTAAGCACTGGTGCAGAGGTGAGGCTAGAGTAGAGGCCGACTACAACGCCAGTAGCGCCTCCGCAGGTGATCGTAGCACCTGGAGTAATCGTACCTGATCCACTTGTGAATGGTACGAGACGGCAATAACGACCGTCAAAAATGATATCGCCGCCGAATGCAGCCGTTTGTAGAATATTACCGAGGCTTCCAACATCACTTGCCGGAGCACCTAAGCCGAAGCGGGTGTCTTGATCTATCGTAAGGGAGAAGCCATTAGTATTCGCAATGGTATCTCCTCCTGTACGTGCAGAGTAGCCACCAGCAACTGTCAACTCACGAATGTTTGTGTTCTTAAATAGTGTGTATGCTGTCATGATTTAGCTTTGTGGCTACAATTAGTTACGTTGCAGCATCCAAAAGATTTCGAATGCTAAATAAAGTTACGCGATTTGTTTTCTCGCAAATAGGGCACAGCTCAAGATTCTTAAAATGCAATGAGACATTTGTTAGAGCTGATTCCAAATGAAAGATTCGCGCTTGCATCTTTACAGAATCCTTTTTAAGGATATCGACTTGCTCTTCAATAGCGCTAAGTCGTTCATACAAGGATTTCAATTCTTCACCCTGCCCTATATGCATCAGCTGACTTGTCTGGTGCGCCGATATAGCATTTGAAGAAACAGCTTCTTCAAGCTTAGTTGTTTTAGCCTTCTCGCCAAGCGTCTTCCGGATGAGAAGCGCCACAAGCAAGATGCCAAACACTAAGAACAGTGCAATTAAAATCCCTGTAGGGTCTAGTTTGTCCACTAGCTTGTTAGCTAAGTTAATTCCTGCAACAGCAGTCGTTGCTTCAGCCGCCATCAGTATACTCCCAGTGCGTTGGATACCTCACGAGGAGCCATATCGCGATAAAAGCGCCTGCGATAGTAGCATTGGGAGTCATTGCAATTATTTGTATTGCTGCTGCGATTAACCAGATGATAGCACCTAACAGGCCCTCGAAAACTAGACCATACTTACTAAAGCGTCTTGTGAACACTCCGTAAAGTAGAGTCGTAGCGTGTAAAACGAAAAGCATTGCCCAACTAACCACCAAGAGGGTAATCTGATAGTTAGCAAGCATACCTATAGCCATGCCAATGTCGGCAAGGGCAAACCAAAAGCGTGTAGGACAGGTATCCGCACGTAGCACTGATCGAAGCCTCTTTAAGTAGGTAGGCGTGCGGCGTCGATCTCTCATGGCTTCTGACATAAAGTTACCTTCTGTCTTTCTTGAGCGGCGTTCGGATGGGCACCCTAACAGACTTCCGAACAGGGCTTGTTGGATTAACATTCATGTCTTATCGACACCAAGGTTAAACCCTGCTGCCGTCACTACACGATAGATACCAGCGCCCGATACGATCAACAAAGGGTTGTCAGAATCGAGTACACCAATGTCATGATAGTTCAACGCTGCATCTTTAACCTGAATACGTGCCGAAGCGCCTTTAGGTAGTCGAGCGTTAGCAGTACCGTCCATAAGCAACAAGGATGCTGAATCAGTTGTCAATGTGAAGTCAGCGCTGTTCTGAGAACCAGCACCAACTGCGAGCCATGCAGCCATTATTTAGTCTCCTCGAAAGTCAACTCGTACACCTTGTTAGCTTCAAACAGTGTAGCTGCTTTAGCATCTTTGTTCAGACCCATGACGATCTGACCCCAAGGTGTATACTTGGCAAAGTCTTCAGAGCCTGGTCCTGTGTGTGCATCAAAGCGCACAATGAAATCTTCATTACCAGTCTTCTCGACACTGCGGCAAATGAATCTAGCTTTTACTGACATTGGTTTTTCCTTTGATAGGATATCGCTTGATCTGCGGGCGTTTAACCGGGAAAGGTTCGCCAGCTTTGATACAAAGCTTGATGAATTGTCGTGCGTCATAATTAGGCTTCCCTAAAGTGACAAGAAAGGTTTCACTCTGCGGTTTAGCACGACTTTTACCCTTGCGAGGATTGATCGAACGAGACACGCGGATGACACTATCTCGTGCCATAAATTTGCTGATAGTCTTGATGCCTTTATCAGCCTTCATCATATCAATGATGTTTTCGATTTTCATAGAGATTCCTCTGGAACATTTATTTCTTCAGTGTCCAGATCGATATAACCGAAATAAACACCACTTGAGCCTCTCATGCCGAGGTTACCTAATTGGTTGACAAAAAGTTCAACATCATTAGGCACCTCGTCGAGTAGCTGCTTAAGCCTTGTAACGGATATTACGCGGCCTTGCATGATCAGAATGTCGTTGGCTGGGCAATACCACGGATGACAGCCATGAAGCCTGTCTGCAAATCAGTAGCACCAATACTAATCCAACGTTGATCCAAGGTAGAACCTGGCTTAGTATCCACCTCAGCGTACTCAGGCTTGTATGCCCGCAGTTTAGCTACGTACTCGCCGCATTTAGCAGCAAGAGCTTTACCTTCGTTCATCAGGTTGATTTCTTCCTGAGTCAGATCGCGGTAGCCAGAGATTTTCTTATGTTGATTGTCCATGATTTATTGAGTGTATGATTGATTAAAACATGCCAGGTTTAAACCCAGCAGGGATTGTGTATTTAAACGGAGTAGCACCAAAGTTTGCAGTGGCATTGATCGTTGCACTAGTGTAATTGCCTATTGCTGGGTGCACAGTTCCAGTGAGCCCAGTTTGAGAGCCTGCGAATACTCCATTCTTGTAATAGCTGATAGTGCCTGTGTCCATGTCCAGCGCAATACCAATTACATCACCGTTGGCGTAGCTACCTGCGCTCACACCTGATGCATTATTGGTATACATGAAGCCGTTGAACTGCGCCCATGACCAGCTATTTGCTGAGATGCCAACCCACTGATCTCCAGTAATTGACTGTGATGCGTTGGCAACACCAATGGTCGCATCAGTCGCAGTGGTTGCTGTAACCTCCCAATACCACTTGCCAGAGGTCTTACCTATTGTCCCACGGGTGAGCTCGAAAGACGCTGCGGCCGTATACGTAAGGTTGCCGTTCGACACAACTGCGTTACTAGTCTTATCGGTAGAGCTCCATGTGGAGTACTGTCGAGTAGACGCGATACCTGCCGTGAACCCTGCTGGAGGTTCATACGCCAGCGTTGAAGCACCGAAGTTTGCAGTACATGGCCCTACTGCGCCGTACACAGTAGCTAACGGATACAGAGCACCTGGTACCACATGCGTGTAGGTGTACACGAGAGTATTGTTCTTGTAGAAGGCAATAGTACCCACAGTCATGTCAAGAGCAATACCGATGACATCAGTAGTAAGGAAGCTGGCAACAGTGGTGACAGTTGCACCATTTGCGTAGATAGCACCGCTCTGGTTATAGGAGACTCCATTTACGGTAGAGCCTGGATAGGCACCATCAGCCAGTGATGCTGAAGCGTTACCGACTCCAGTGCAGTTAGCGCCGCGTGTCTCCCAGTACCACTTACCATTACCCTTGCGCACCGTACCACGGAAGTTTTGATTGGTAGCAGCTCCGTTGCCAGTAGCAATAAGATCACTACCAGACAGCGCTACGTTCGCGCTCTTAGCTAAAAGATCCCACGTGCAATACGTGCTAGCTGCTGCACTAGCAATAGGAAACTCAGCATCAGGTGGTGTAAAGGCTGCGGTGTATCGGGCTACGCCGGAAGTAAATCGGAAGCTATCTGCATAGCCTACCATGGATACGCCGGATAGCCCGAACTTAAACACACCCGAAAGTGCTGGGCTATATGCACCAGAAGTTACCTTGAGCACACCATCAACGTAAATCTTCCATATGCCACCGGCAACGACCAGTGCAACATGCTGCCACACACCGGCTGTTAAGTCACCAGCATTACCGCCTGCTTGGTTGGTATTAGTGCCGTATATCCAGAGTTTTCCAGTACCATCAATATACACCTCATAACCAGAGGAGAGTGCGTAGTCACCATGATTCCACAGAACCTGATTACCTGCTATGTTGGTAGGCCGGAAATAACCCTCTGCTGTGAAAGAGACTCCAGAAGCTATCGCTATTGAATCCGTGTCAGTTATAACAGCGCTAGCGGTAGGAAAACTCATACTGCTCGCGCCATGCTTGTACTGAGCCGTGCCAATGACACCGCCGCCGCTCCCTGTCACGTTGCCAGTGGCGTTGGACTGATCTTTAAGTGTAGTTGCCCCATTAGTACCTTCCGCGAATAGCAGCAGCATTACCTGCTCAAAGTACTCATCGTAGCTTCCTGAGCCTTGCCCACCTTGCAAGAAAGCTTGCAAACTGAACGGATTACGCAGAGGTGCTCTGACAGGGCTTCTAATCGGTTGAAAGAGTCTGCTCATGTGAATAACGCTATGCGTTCCTTTAATACACTAGAATACTTCAGCATGATGTCATATTGAGCTGACAATAGATATTGCTGCTTGTGTTCTAGCTTGCTAAAGCCTTCAGAGTCTAAGTAGTTGTGCAGGCTACGTAGCTTCTCATCCAGCTCTTCCTTTTCTTGTTTAACACGTTCTTGGTATGTTGACATTTAAAATCCAAAGCCTCGTGAGGATACTTTGTGGCCCACTCTGATTGGGAACTTGTATTCGATGAAGTAGCGCACTCCATCGGAACTGTGCTCAACACCTTCTTTCTTGTCAATAGTAGCAGTATCAGAGTTGTTGTCAACCCATTTAGTGCGTTCTAGAGACGTGATCAAGTGTTTCAGCTTAGCATCTACGTACATGTAGACATCGCCAGCATATGTTTTCAACATGCGATTAACACATGCAACACTATCGACCATACCCGGCGCTTTAGCATGATGCAACACATCAAAGCCATGGCTACGCATGATTGATATATCCGTCTTACCTAGCGTCGCTGAGGTCTTGTTCGCAGCGCCTGAAGGGTCAGGATAGACATAGATTTTGCAGTGCTTCTGCTGGACTCCGTTTCGGGTTGGCCAAAAACGACCCTTGATGGCAGCGCACAATGTTTCTGTATCTGAGCTTCCACGAAATTCATCAAGGAAGTATACGCGTCCACCTCTGATGGCTGCAGCGGAAGATGCTTGAATGTTAACGTTGAAATCGACGCAGATATGGACGTCTTCCGTGATATAACCGTCTTCATTGGTTTGCCAGGGAGTGATGTCCTTGAGAACATGGATCTTTCTGTCGAAGCAGTAGAAGACTGAGTTTCCAGACTCTTTAAAGTCGGCAAGATATTCCCGTGCAAACTTAATGGGATCAATCTGATGTCGAAGTCGCTCGATTTCTTCGGGGTCGAGCATGGGTGATTGGGTGTAGTCATAATGATACCCTTTATAACGTGGATCAGTTTCTCCACGATGGAATAACTCGTATGTGTAATCAAAACCCTTGGGAGTAGTGATTGTCAATGATCTACCACAACTAGGAGCACCCAATAGCGCAGCCTTTTTAGCACCCCAACGAGTACTAATACAGGGCTCTAAGACTGATTCCCAGGCATCCTTAAAGCCACCTCCAGATGTCCAATCGCGCGTTTCATCGTTGACTGTGAAGTATATACCTCCGCCACGTAAGCGCTCAATGGCTTCGTACGACACAAGTCGCAGTAACACATTGTTCGGAAGGGGAATACGGCCTGTGTCCTTTGAAGGTTTGATAGCATAGTCAATTAATCCTAGCTGATACAACAGCATATCGTAGTACACATCAGTCACTTGCTGATACGTCGGTGCTACAATCGTCACGAGCTTATTGGGCACGTTCTTAGGTAGCTCAACCAGCTCCCAGCAGGCCTGAATTGCTGCAGTAGCTCCAAGGTGTGACTTACCAAAACCCCGTGAGCAAACAGCAACACCATGCACCACTGTTTTCTCGACAAAAAGATCAGAGAATATCTGAGATTGATTCGGGTAGAGTACAATGTCAGCCATCTGATGGTTCTACTTTAGCCACTCTATTCAGTAAGAATGCTGGAAGCTGTGGCGGTGCTGTTGGAGCTTGATCAGCTTTAGCAGGCTCAGGGGCTGGCTTACGTGCTTGTTCATGCACGAGTAAAGCTTTGCGAGCTTGAGAGTATGACATTGCATACAATTGCCGCAATTCTTTAGCAGTAATCGGCAGCGTGAGATCGGCAGTACGTGTTTCATGTGTATTACGAAGATCACCAACAGCTTCTAAGTGATGGTGCAAAGCCCATGCTGCATCAGAAGGGTGTTTGTATTTCTTAGTCTCATAGCCAATGCCATGCACAATGTAGCTACCACGAAAGTAGCCCTTGTAATGAAACACATTAGAGTAACCTGTCTTGACCTTGAAATTAGCTAGGTAGCGAATCTTGTCATGGTCGATCTTGCCGAACTCTTCTTTAGCAATCTCTGGAGGCACAACATAAGCTTCATCAACCCTGACATGCTTGCCAGTATGAATAGCCCATGCTGCCTCAGCAGGTGTGAAGAAGGCTTCGCCACGATAAGCCTTGCCTTCCCAGATCAATCGTGCTGAAAACATCTTCTCGCCACGACTGTGCGTTATCTGAACACCCTTGTAGCCACTGCGAAACAATGGGTCACGCATGTATTCAATTGCTTCAACATCAACATGCTTAGGGACAGGCCTTGAGCATTCAGGATAGGGCTCAGCCGCTGTTGGAGTAGAGGTATCAACTAAAGGAATTTCAATCTTTAATCGCTTGCCTTCTTTCATCAACACATAAGCTGCCAATACTGCAGACTTGTGAAAGCCTGTGTGAATCTCTTTGTACTTGCAATAATACTTGTTGTCATTAGTCTTACGAACATGGGTGAATCCATGCTCTGCCTCTGGATTCTTCAGAGGGTCTGACATCAGTACATGTGTGCGTACAACATTAGGAGGTGGCACCAAATCTTTTAACAGATACTGGACACCTTCTTCAATCTCATCCTGCAACTCTTTATCCAGATCAGCCATTAGGTTGTTCATATACGTTACTTGCTTTATTATGGGTTAATGTAATTCGAATCGGCTCAGGCGTAACATTGCGAACTTCTTCAGCTTCAGCAACACGCTTGTAGCCATAGCGCATGAGGTCAGCACCAATCTTTGCTTGGATAGCTATCAGGGCAGCATATGTGACACCTGAGAACTTTCGTCTTGGTTCACCTTCATCGTCATACTGTAGACTGTAGAGCTCAGCTTCTATCTTAGCGTCTAAGCGGACGAGTCTCTCAATTGGATCATAGCCTAATTTGTTTAACTTGTCGACTGACTTATCAGCAACAATTAAGTTATCTGCAATCAGACCGACACTGACTTGTGTGTTTTCAGTGTTCATAATTTGAGGAGGTTAATGGATGATAATTACTAATAACTATAACATCTGCATGGAGCTCAGTAGACCATGGAGGGGGATATTATAATTATTAATAATAAATAATTGAATATTGAAATGATGAACAGTAGACTAATAAATAATATACTTGTTCAAATGTCTTAATCCCTTAGTAACTCTAGTGGGAGTTCTGCTTAGTACACAGTTGTCTAAAGGAGGATAGTACACTAATGATAATGATGAGCTAGTAGCTTATTTAACTAGGTAATCTCCTTAGAGTCCCTTTAGATCATCAACAGTACCGGAGTATAGGGATTATGAGAGGATTTATCCCCCAGGTAATCAGGTTCTGTGGAATCATGGTGACTACGCACTCTCCTCTGGTTATGAG